GATAGAGGAGCTGGTAAGCAAGTTAGTAACGAGGCTTCTGAACAAGATAAGTTAGAACAATTGTTCGATACTAACACAGGAATTAAAAGTGCTTCTTTGCGAGCTGCATTGTCAGCAGCCGAAAATAACGATGAAGAAGCAGCTATACTAGCTAAATTTGACATAGGCGAAGACTTATATGTTCGTGATAAGCGTGGTAGATTAGCTCTTACACCTGAAGGTGCGGCTAAGTTTGGACAAGAAACAGATAAAAATATACTTATAGATGAAGATGGCTTTAGTCGTTATGACTTAGCTGATCTTGCTGGAATAGCACCAGAGCTTATTGGTGGTATTGGTGGAGCTATTGCAGGACAGATAGCCATACCTATTCCTATTCTTGGTGCAGCTATCGGAGCTGGATTAGGAGCTGGTGGTGGACAAGGTGTTGAAGAGATTATTGAAGCTGGTGCTGGTGTATCTAGGCAATCGGCTGGAGAAATAGCTAAAGACATAGCGACAGAAGCGGCTATAGGTTTTGTAGGCGATGGATTGTTTGGCCTTCTTGGTAAAGCGTTTGGTATTGGTAAAAAATCAATGACTGCTGGTAAAGAATTAACAGCCGAAGAACTTGAGATTGCTGGAAAATCAATTGAAATGGACATTTTACCTAGTCTATCAGCAATCCGTGCGCCATCAGTTATAGCTAGAACACAGGCTATTGGAGAGAAAATATTTAAAACTTCTGATCGTTTAAAGAAAAACGGTGAGGTCATGGCTCAAAAAATAAATGATTTTAAATTACAAGCTGGATCAAATACTGCTGACGAAGCGGGTGATGCTTTGCTTCAAGGTTTAAAAGAAAATAACAAAGCACTCATTAAAGCAGAAGAAGAAGCAAGAAAAGCTGTATTAAAACAATTTGAAGATACAGCTAATTCTTTTGGGGCTGCGTTAAACAGAAATTCAAGTATTGATAACGAAGCGTTTGAATTATTGGCAGAAGCTCAAACAGGTTTTAATGGTTTAATGACTCAAAACTTTAAAGCAGTTGATAAATTAATGGAATCAACTATTGGTGCAAAAGGTTTTATTCCAATAAAAGAATTTGATACAAAGGTTAATCAACTTCTTAAAGATTATGCTGGTGCAAACGATATGTCGAGTAAAGTTATTATAGGAGCTTTAGAAGGACTGCGAAAAGTTGGGGGTAAAAAATTTAATAACCCAGCATCTTTTAATCAATTATATATTTTAAGAAAATCATTAAATGATACAGCTATGAGTAATTCGTCAACTGTCAAAGATACTCTGCAACCATTTGTAAAAGATATAGACAGAATATTAAATAGCACAGATTTAGAAGCGTTAGCTCAAGGTGCTAAAATGACAGGTGATGAAGTTGATTTGTTAATGAAAGCATCTGGAAGTTTAAATAAAGCAAGAGCTGATTTTGCTAAAGGAAAACAACTTTTAGAAGATTTAGATGGAAATAAAGTTTTAAAAGATTTAGATGATTTTGTAAGAAATAACGTAGAACCCATAGATCCTAAAATATATAAAGATTTGATAAAACCAAATAGTCCTAAATTTTTACAAAAAGCATTTGCAGTTTTAGATGAGTTTGGAAGACCTGGTGCTTCTCAAACATTAAGAGAAGAATTGTCAAATAACTTTGTTAAAGATGCTTTAACAAAGTCTGGTATTGACTCATTTAGCACGGTAGCATTTAGTGGTAAGGCATTTGCTGATGCAATTGATGGTCTTGGTACAACTGGTAAAATTTTATTTGGTGGAGACACTCAATATAATTCAATAAAATCATTAGCTAATCAAGTTAGAATAACATCATTAGGCAAAATAGATGATAATATTATTGATAATGTAATAAATCAAGGCGGTAGTCAGGATTTAAAAGGGTTGTTACAAAGCGTTAAGGATGCTCAAGTTAATGTGCATAATTTACAAAGTAGCAGTGTTAGAAATAAACTGGCTAATGGTAATTTAAACACTACAGAAGCTGGGGAGCTAATAGCGAACAATTCCACTAAAGCAAATGAAATACAAGAAATAAAAAAATACTTTGAAAGTCAAAATGACACTGAATCCATTGCTAAAATTCAAGGTTATTTTATGAATAGTTTGATTGATGACTTTGGTGAAACTGTTATGACGGATGCTAAAAAGTTAAATAAATTTGCTGATCGTATGTTAGAAGCATCAAAAGGAAATAAATTAAATGTTCTTTACGGAGATGCAATGGGTAAGAACATGACAGAGTTTGCTAAAATACTAAAGTTTAATGCAAGAACTGCCGAAGGTGGTGATCTTGTAGCTGCTAATATAGCGGCCAGTCCTTTGCAAAATCTTGGTAAATTAGCTAAATTTACTCTTTTAGGTAGATATTTAACATCAGCTCCTTACTACAGTCAGATCGTAAAACAATATAAAAACGGTGTAAGAACTGTAAAGACAGAAGCAGAAAGGGCTAAAACTCTCGGTCAAGTTATGAGAAACGCTTTCTCTCAAGCACCTGGTCAGTTTGTGCAATCAGGTATAAGTGAAGGAGCAGATCAAATAAAAGCTCTTGCAGACAACTCTGGAATTACTTCAGCTTTAAAAAATACAGCTAATCAAGTGCGAACAAATGTTCGGCCTCCAGCTCCTACAGGTACTGGAATAAACGTAACTCCTCCAGCATCTAACACAGGATTAGGACAAATAAATGTTAATTCACCAGGCACAGGGGCTTTATTAGGTCTTAGTCCTGTAAACCAAGCAATAGCAGCAAGGCAAACACCATGAACGTAGAACAATTACGAGAAGAACTAAAAGAAGACGAAGGATGTAAGTACGAAATATATTTAGATCATTTAGGCTTGCCTACGCATGGTATAGGACATCTTATTACTGAATGGGATGAAGAATACGAAAAGCCCGTTGGAACAGAAGTATCAGAAGATAGAGTAAATAGTTGCTTTCAAATTGATGTTTGGGCAACGGTAAACGAGTGTAAAAAACTATACAATAAGTTTGACGATATGTCAGAAGACGTACAATTGATCTTATGCAATATGATGTTTAATATGGGTAGACCAAGATTATCCAAATTTAAAAAAATGAATGAAGCTATAGCTAACGAAGATTGGTTGGAAGCTGCAACTCAGATGGAAGACTCAAGATGGCACAAACAAGTAACCAATAGAGCCAATCGTTTAATAAAACGAATGGAAGCTATTGGCGTTAAAGAACAGGTCGCTTAATTACTAAGCGTACCTAAACCTAAACGAGTTACTTTATTATCGTCCTTAAATCTTTCTTCATAATCTTTATCCACCCAGATAGAAATTTGTTGACGAATATTACGTCTTTCATCATCACAAATACGTTTTAGTTTATGATAAGTATCAGTATCTATCCCAATTGACTTGAATTTTGTTGGATCTGCCATTATAGTAACTCCTATGTATTCTAATAATAAACGAATTATACCCAGAAAAGTTGGGAAACCCAACAAGTATTTTGCAAAAAAGACAGTTGCAATGGGATTAAAGTTTGATTCTAGGTGGGAAGCGGAGCGTTGGGGTCAGTTAAAAGCTATGGAACGAGCTGGTGTTGTTGACCAATTAGATAGACAAGTAACCTATTTATTAGAAATTAATGGACATAAAATATGTAAATACATTGCTGATTATACATATTTATTATTAGACGAAGATGGACTATCAAGATTTATTGTGGAAGACGCTAAAGGCGTTGTCACACCAGAGTTTAAGCTAAAGAAAAAACTCATGTTAGCCATACATGGGATAGATGTTTTGCTCTCTTTTAAAAATAAATGATAGAACAGGTATTGACTTTGTTGTAACTAGTGCTATATATAAGTTTCTAGTGTAAATAAACAAGGAGGTCAATTATGACAACATTTACAGATTATTTCGAGATGAACGAGTCAAAACTTATTCATGCTCGTAGGTCTCTTGAAAAAGATATTGAGAGAGACAAGCAAAAACTCAAGACTATTAATGAGGTTTTTGAACAAAGATTTGGTAACATAGCTCGTGACAAATTACGAGATTTAGGCAAAGACTTTGGTTCTACAAATATTATGGTTACAAACGATATAAAACTTAATGTAAACTTCAGAAAGAAGATTGAGTGGGATCAAGTTGGCCTTATGGCAACGCTTGATACTATGGATCAAGAAGATGCAAGGCACTATGGTAAAATAAGCGTTACTATAGAGGAAAGAAAGTATGCCACTGCTCCTCCAGCCATCAAGACTTTGTTAGAGCCACATAGAACTGTGGATTTAGCTGGTGTAACATTTAAATTAGAGGAAGTAGAATAATGACTTTAAATATAATTACAGCAGAACAGCGAATGGCTGAGAAAAAAGGTCACAAGATCGTTGTGTGTGGTCAGAGTGGAGTGGGTAAAACCACTCTTGCTCGGACTTTAGATGCAGACACTACATTATTCATGGACTTAGAGGCGGGTGATGCGGCTATCGAAGGATGGCCAATCGATGTTATCCGTCCTAAGACATGGTCTGAATGTCGTGACTTTGCATGTTTTTTAGGTGGAGGTAATCCATCATTAACTGACGACCAAGCCTATAGCCAAGTGCATTACGATCATGTTGTGCAAGAGTATGGCGACCCTTCCGAAATGATGAAAAAATATGAAACTATATTTGTTGACAGTATAACTGTGGCAGGTAGACTATGTTTCCAACATTGTATGGGTCAAGCCGAAAACCGAACTAGAAATGGAACTGTTGATACTCGTTCAGTGTATGGGATGCAAGGTCGTGAGATGATGAATTGGCTCACACACTTACAACATATTCGTGAAAAGAATGTTATCTTTGTAGGCATTCTTGACGAGAAAGTTGATGAATATGGACGTAAACTATTTGAGTTACAAATAGAAGGTTCAAAGACAGGTCGTGAATTGCCAGGAATTGTTGATGAAGTTATCACAATGGCAGTCATGACAGGAGACGAGAGTACAGGCACATATCGTGCCTTTGTATGTCAGACGTTAAATGAGTGGGGTTATCCAGCGAAAGATAGATCGGGCAGACTCGATGTATTGGAAGAGCCACACTTAGGTAAACTTTTGACTAAAATGAGTGGTGGAAAGATTCAGTCAGAGAGACCTTTGACTTTTGTAAATCCATCTGAACAATCTAGCAAAGAAGGAGAAATCAATAATGCTTGACTTAAATCAAATAACCCCAGATGAGGGTAACGACTTCGCTTTAATTCCACACGGAACTATTGCTCGTGTAATCATGCACATTAAACCACAAATGGATGGTGTTTCTATCCCAGACTTAGCTAATGATTCTATCTTCAGACAATCAGCTACTACGTCAGCTAAATGGATTGAATGTGAATTTAATATCATTGGTGGTCAGTTTGACAAACGTAAAGTTTGGCATAACATATTTTTTGATGGCGATAAAAAGAACCCAAGTGGTGTTTCTATGTCCAGAGAAATAGGTTTGCAAAGTTTACGAAAAATTGTTGATAGTGCAAAAGGATTAGCTCCTTCAGATATGTCTCCAGAAGCTAATACTAAAAGACAAATATCTGGATTAGAAGCCTTAAATGGTATGGAGTTCTGTATCAAAGTTGCAGTTGAAAAAGGTACTAACGGTTATGATGACAAAAATAAAATGTTGTCACCTGTTACGGTTAATCAAGAAGGTTATATTGGTGGGGGCAATGCTCCGCAAGCACAAGCACCATCACAGCCATCTTCTCCTATTCAACCACAAGGGCAACAGCAACATTCTGGTGTTAAGCCTTCTTGGGCTTAATATAGGTTTTACGAATCTCTAGCGGCAAGATGACCTTCGTCTGCTAGAACTCGTTTGGGTAGCACGAGTGCCGTAAAGCTACCCTTTCTTTATCTAGCAATGAGGGAACTATGATACTTAGACCATACCAACAAATAGCAGTCGATGACGCATCAACAGCTTTAAACAAACATAAAAACACTATTGTTGTTGCTCCAACAGGAGCAGGTAAAACTATTATGTTGTCCGCTTTAATAGGCAAGCGATATAAAAAGAACAACAAAGTATTAGTTATTCAACATAGAGACGAACTTGTCAGGCAGAATGCAGATAAGTTTTCTCGTGTGAATCCAAACATATCCACAAGTATAGTTGACGGATCAGAAAAGGATTGGTCTGGACAATCTATATTTAGTATGGTGCAGACGCTTTCAAGACCGAACAATTTAGATAATATGTGTAAATTTGACATGGTTGTGATTGATGAGAGCCATCATGCCATAGCCGAAACCTATCAAAGAATTATTAACAGGGTCAAAGAAGCGAACAATTCTGTAGAGATAGTTGGTTTTACAGCGACTCCTAATCGTGGAGATAAAAAAGGTTTAAAGACCGTATTCAATAATTGTTCGCATCAGATAGAAATAGGAACACTAATCCGTGAAGGATTTCTTGTGCCACCAAAGACATTTGTTATTGATGTAGGTGTTACAGAAGACTTGCAAAATGTTCGTAAAAGCATATCTGACTTTGATATGGGCGAAGTTGAAAGGATTATGAACAAGCGAGCCATCAATGAAAAAGTTATAGATGAATGGAAAGACAAGGCTGGCGATAGAAAAACAGTTGTGTTTTGTTCTACAGTTGTCCATGCACAAGACGTTTGTGACGAGTATCGTAGATCAAATGTAAGAGCTGAACTTGTTACAGGAGAAACTCCGAGTGATGAAAGACAGAAAATACTACATGATTTAGAGCATGGTGATGTTCAAGTTGTTGTGAATGTAGCTGTTCTTACAGAAGGTTTTGATGCGCCACCTGTCAGTTGTATTGTTTTAACAAGGCCATGTTCGTACAAATCCACAATGGTTCAGATGATTGGTCGTGGACTCCGAACAATAGATCCAGAAGAACATCCAAATGTTATTAAGAAAGATTGTGTGGTTTTAGATTTTGGAACTAGTGTACTTACACACGGATCGTTAGATGAAGGTGTAAATCTTGAAGGAGCTGAAGCTCAAAGATCAGGAGAAGCTCCTGTTAAAATATGCCCTAGTTGTCAGTCAGAAGTGCCATTGTCATCTCGTGAGTGTGCGATATGTGGACATGAATTTGGAGCGGAAGGCAAAGAAGCATTAGAAGACTTTGTTATGACAGAAGTTGATCTTATGGATAGATCGCCTTTTCGTTGGATTGATCTCTTTAATAATGGTCGTTGCATGTCCGCTAGTGGCTTTAATGGGTTTGGTATGGTCGCACACTTAGATGACATATCTGTAGCTGTTGTAAAACGAACTGGAGGCAAGTTGAGGGTGGTTAGTGTTGGTACTAAAGAACAAGCCATTGCATCGGCTGATGACTTTCTAAGAGAGATTGAAGACAGTGATGCTGCTAAGAAGGGCAAGAGGTGGCTGAATGAAGCTGTAACCCCTAAACAATCACAAGCCTTAAATCGTTTTGGTGTTTCAGTTAAAGCTGTTGATTTCAGTTGGAATAAATATCGAGCGGCTTGTTGGTTAAACTATGTATGGAACAAACAACAGATAGACGAAAAGATTATAACAATAGGAGAAAAGGATGAAGCGTAAACAAGCACTAAAAAAAGCCGAACAATTAATAACAGGAGACCGAGCTAAAGATTATGGAGACGCTTATCAAACTCATGAGAGCATAGCTAAAATGTGGTCTGTTTTGTTAAAGAAAGAAGTGTCTGTGCATGACGTTTATCGATGTATGATTGCTGTTAAATGCGTAAGATTAACACACACTCCAAAGCATGAAGACAGCATGATTGATATTATTGGATACTCTGCTTTAGCAATGGAGGCTATGGATGGCAAGCATCAGAGTTGATTATACAATCTTCTATGAAGAAGACTATAGAGAAAAAAAAGGTAAACTTTTTGTTCCTGTGGATATGGACTGCGACCAACAAGAGCTAATAGATTGCGTCCACGATGCTATATTGGACACTTGTGAAGATGATGATGATGTTATTGGTGGATCAGCCGTAATTTATTATTTTGGAACTAAAATAGATGTACAATTTCAAGTTGAGGAGAATGAAGAATGTCATACAACCATCCACTAAAGATTTTTGGTCGTATTTGCGAACAAATAGGCTGGGATAAAAAACTATCTGATTTGTCAGAAGACGAAGTTATTGGTATAGTATCTAACATACAGCTCTCAGCTAATGTAGACGATTTGTATGATGGAGAATATATTGCTCGTATCCACTTTCAATACTCAGATAAATCATGGAAAGGAGACGATATTGCTCCCTTCTAAAGACATAACAGAAAGTATTTCAGCATCTCTTGACGAAGCAATCTTAGCTGAAAATAGCAAACGTAAAAAAAGAACTTATCTTGGTGGATCGTCTCTTGGCGAATCATGTTCCAGAAAAATACAGTACAGGTACTTAGGAACTGAGTCTGATGAGGGTCGTGATTTTACTGCAAACACCTTGAGAATATTTCAGTTTGGACATGAAATTGAAGATTCAGTTGCACTCTGGTTAAAAAATGCTAACTTTGATTTGCGTACAGAAGACAAAAAAGGCGAACAATTTGGCTTTTCTATCGCAGACGGGGAGATTAAAGGTCATATAGATGGTGTGATATGCGGAGGTCCTGTTGACATGGGGTATCCGTGTTTATGGGAGAATAAGTCAGCCAATGATAAAAAGTTTAGAGAATTTATGATGAAGGGTGTAGCAAGAACTAATGCAGTTTATGCCGCTCAGATAGCTGTCTATCAAGCCTATATGAACTTAACAGAATACCCATGTTTGTTTACAGTATTAAATAAGAACACAAGCCAGATATACTACGAACTCGTGCCATTCAATAAAAACTTGGCGCAGGAGATGAGTGATAAAGCAGTAAATATTTTAGAAGCCACAAAAGCAAAAGAAACTTTGCCAAGAGTAGCGTTTTCAAAAGATTTTTTTGAGTGTAAGTGGTGTGAATTTCAAGATAGATGTTGGGGTTAAAATAGACGACATTATAATGTAGAGAAAACAATGTCGTCTATAACTTCAGCCAATGAAGGTAAGGATATAATAATGAGTATAGTAAGACTTGGCAATACAAATCGTGAGTTAAACTCACATCAATTGGTGGAACTAATAAGCGAGAAAGTGCCTCCAGAAGTACAAATAGATGAGTTGCGAAACACATATCCCAACGGGGTTATTCGTGGCGATCAGTTTTCCATCGGGTCTTTATCGGGAGAAGCTGGGCAATCGTTAAAGATAGATATTAATCCACGATCTCCGTATTTCATGAAGGGTCAGGATTTTAACGGAGCTTCAGGTATAGGTGGTATTGTAAAGATATTGATGGAGGGTCGTGGTATGAGACTTCCTGAAATAAAAGAATTGTTCGGTTCTTATCTGGATAATACGCCTGGATTTGTTCGAGATACAGAAGCTCCTGCTCCAGTTATAAATACATCTTTACGACAACAAATAAATATAAAAACTCCTTTTGATAGCGAACACTTGTATCTTAATTCAGATGGAGAAATCCTTTGTATGGTTAGACGATACAACATGCGTGATGGTGCAGGGAATCCTACAATGGACGATCATGGCAAGCCTAAGAAAGAGTTTCGTCAGTTTACTGGAACTAATCCGTATCCTAAAATGCCT